AATTCGTCAATGCCTTTATTATCATTATAATAGTGTCTAGTATAGTCTGTAATAATTTTTTGTACTTGGTTATCAAATGTATCGTAAAATACAATACTAAAAGGATCATAGTTCATTCTTGTCTGTACAGCTCGTTTTTTATTGTATTGATTAACGAGTGCAGTATCAAAACTAACAGTAGGAACAGATACACTTTGTATTTTTTCAAATACTTCTGGACTTCTACTGTTGATAGTAGAAATTTTAACACGATGGTTAAACTTCTGTCTAGGAAGTTGCAGCGGAAATTCACTACTTAAAGTGTTGTAAGTTTCCGCTGCAAAGTTTGTGATACTGATAGACATTGGCTATGATTTATCTTTATTCAGCAGTTACACCATCACTTGATGCATTACCACCAGGTGAGCTTGTTGCTTCGTGTGTTGCATTATCATAACGTAGTGTTACAGTAATTTGTTGTGCATCACTTGTTGCATAATTGCTTTCACCATATGCGATGTTTTGGATATAGCAACCAAATAATTCCCATGTATCCAGTGCGGCTGCGGTTGCATTACCACCATCTAGTGTTTCAATAGTTGTTTTAAACTTGTATTGTGCGCCTGCAACTGGTGCACTTTGGTTTGCCATGTTGATTTGTTTTTCTAACTGTGGCTCAAGTTGATTAATAACATTGTTGCTTACGTCATCACGCATAACAATTGTTACTGGTTCCCAAGTGTGTTTACCTGCAAGATAAATTCTTGAGTTGTATGTGTCTAGTGTCATTTCATCGTGTGTAAATGTTGGACGAGTTACACTCATTACATTGGAAGTAACTAGTCTGCCATCATCAAAGTCAAAGTGTACTCTGAAACGATATTGTAGTTTTGGCATAAGTGTAGGGGTCGGATCATTGACTCCTGTAGGTACACTTAGATTTGTAATTAACGCCATTGTCTATCTCCTTATAAGATTATTTCTATATCAGTATTTATAATTTTTTTCAGAAAAAAAGACCGCCATCTGAAATTCAAATGGCGATCTAGTTAATTATTGTTATTTTTTGTTATAAATTATGATAAAGCACCAGTATTAACAATACGAATTGGGATGTAAATAAATTCTGTTGACTTTGTAGGTTCAATAGCAATATCTACATACATTTCATTACGGTCAATACGTGATGGTGTGTTGTTTGATTCATCACAAACTACTGCGTAGTCTGTAACACCACGTTTTGCAAGAATGTCTTCTAGGAAACCTTCGAAAACTGATTTAACTCTTGCTCTTGTTCCAACATCATTTGGTTCAAACAAGAATGGACGTGCAATCTCATCAAAACGTTCACGCATATAAGCAACCAAACGTGCTACGTTAACACGGTCTAGTGCACTTGTGCTTGGGTTTAGTGATTTCTGACCAAAGATAACAACACCTTCACTTGGGAATGTTGCGATTGGGTTCAGCTTGTTGCTGTACATTGAATCACGTTGTCCCTGTGTTAGTGCTACTGCTTTAAACTCGCCTTCAGTTGTAATATGTCCAACTGCACTTGCGTTAATAACACTACCACGTGTCAAACCTGCTGGCGCAAACCAAGGATATGCAATACTATCGTTATATGCATACTGGTATAGTGCCATGTGGCTTGGTGGAACAGTTACAGTTGCACCTGCAGGTGTTGTTGAACGTCCTGCTGGATAATATACTGCACTGTATGTGTTCTTTGTTACAAGACCATCTTCGCCGTTTTCTGCTGCGCCTTGACCCTGTACCCAAACAACTGCTTCATTTGGTGTCTTGCGCATTGGTGTATCGATAATTACGAAACCAGTTTCGCCGCGGTCACTGTTTAGCGTTACCAATTCATCAGTTAGTTCTGGGAAGTTTGGCGCTGCTAGTAGTGTAAATGTGCGTACTTCGTCACGTAGATCTTCGTTGCTTGCAACTGCGGCTTGCATTTTCATTGCAATGTAACCACGCTGAGCAAAGCGACCAAAACGTCCGCTACCGTCTGCATGATTTGCTACACCGTTTCTCCATGCACTTGCTGCGGCATTATAAGCACGTAGTGTGTTACCACTTTGTGCCATGTTTACTGCTAGCATACCTTGTGGGTATAGTTGGTGATCTGGTGCGTCAGTTAGTGCTGTAATTGCACCGCTTGCTAATGCTGTACGATCTTGGTCTGTAAAGTCAGCAAATAGAACACCATCTTGTGTAGTTTGGTCTGTATTATCATGTAGTACAAACGCTGAACCATTGTACTGGTACATTTTTGGACGATCACGCTCACCTGCGCTTGTATCAATCCAAACATCGCCAGTTACTAGTGCACCACCGTTTGCTCTTTCAGTTGGTTCAATTGTGTTGTATAGGATTGCATCGTCTGCAACACGTTCCCAACCTGCTGCGCCACGTACAAGTACGTCTACGCTTGTGCGATCGTCATTAAACCAAAGTTGACCGTCTGCTGGTGTACCTGTTGGCTCTGCTGCTTGAGCATTGTCAACTGCTAGGCTACTTGCAGCATTTGCAACTGTGGTTTGTAGTTCAAAACCACCAACTGCGGCGCCAGCTAGTGTAACCTGTAGGTCACTGTTTGTTAGTGATGCAATTACTGTTGTTGAAGAACCGTCTTGTGCTACGTAGTCTGTACCACCCTGTGTGTTTGTTACACCTTGTACTGTTTCCAACTGGAATACACCGCTTGCATTTGCTGTATATACAACAAGATCAATACCATTACCTGGTGATGTTGTTTTAATCCAAACATCGCCTGTTGATGGTGCTGTTGGTGCATTGTAGTGTGCATCATATGTTACTGTATTTGAAGCTGCACTGTCTAGTTTTTCCCAACTACCGCCTACACCTTTAAAGTATAGTGCACTTGTGTCTGTTCCGTCTGATAGAACAGCAACTAGATAGTCACCATTAACAACTGTTGCAGTTGGGGCATATGTACCACCTACTTCTGCTGTTGTTGCTGATGTGTCAACTTCAACTGTCACGCTTTGTGCAATCCATGTTGTACCTGACCATTCATGTACACCATAGCTACTATTGTCTGTGTCAACCCAAACTGTGCCTGAGGCAACTGGGCCTGTTGGTGCTGTATTGCTAGCAATCAAGTCGCCCAAGTCAACGTCTGCTCTAACAGCATATAGTTGGCTACCTTGACCAAGGAAGCTATATGCAGCTAGAAGACCGTATTCACTTGTTTCAGCGGCTTCTGTGCTTTCGAATACAGGATTACCAAAAAATTGTGTTAGTTCTCTTTGACTGGTTACTGATACAACCTTGCCTGCGTTTGCAGATTTTGTGTATTTTGCAATACCGTCTGTTTCTGTACCTGTTGGGTCAACTTTGTCACTACGTGTGGCAAGGATGATTAGCGGAATAGTGCCAGCACCTGGGCTAGCATATGCGCTTTCGTCTACAACACTTACGGAAACACCTGGTGATACTAATGCCATGTGTATTTCTCCTCTTAAATCCTGTTAGTATGTTATTTTTAACAACTATCAGTATTTAGCAGAAGCATACTTATCTGGGCTGATTAGAGGGTAAACTACGTAGTTAATCAATATTTGGAATACTATATGGATCAATATGGCTGATTAATTGTTGTACATTAAAGGAAAGTTCTTCCAGTGTACCATTGTTATCAATTGTAAAATTTGACATCCATTGCTCTAAGCTCATACTGGTTTTACTTTCAGGAGGTAAATGGTCACTGCGGTCTACCCAGATACAATAATCAAATACACCAGTGTTTTGCATAGCAAAAAACTCACGCTTATTGCGCAAGCCACAATAGATATCATGTTCAGCAAAAATTTCTCTGCCTAGTGTTGCTGCATCAGGAACATTATAATCGCAGATAGCATCATACCATTCTGCTCGGTGATTATGCCTGTCATCGTAGCACTGTTCTTCATCACTGTATCCATATTTGTCCTTTAACATATCGTAAATAAAAAGTTTGGAGCAGAATTTACTACTGCTCTCAAAACTATAACCATATTGGTCACGAAGGATTTCACATACTGTATCTTTACCGTGTCTTCCGTGACCAATAACTAGTAACTTTGGTTTCATTTTTTTCCTTATTTCAAGTAATGTGGTCCAGTCCAGCAAACACTGTAGCCGCCATCAATGATGTTACCACGGGCAGCATTACGTGCTGGTGCATTCCAACCTGCTGCTTTTAAGATGTCACCTTTACGAAACTTTTTGTCGTCATCGCCTTTAACAATGAATCCCCAAACTGAACGATTGGACATAATTTTAATATACTTTTTACCAACTGTATAATCAAGTCCAAGATCAAACTCAACAATCATATCTTTCTGATGATTGCTTAGGTTAGGTTCTTTACCACGACGAGTCATATAATCATAATACTGATTTTTAATTTCGTCAAGCAACATGATGATTTCGTTTTGCATTGTTTAGTCCTCTTTTTGTCTACATAACCAATATAAAGTAAAACGCCTTGGTTGTCAATAAAAAAGTGCAAGAAAAGATCCTGCACTTTCAATAGCTTATAATTTTTTTAAGAAAAATCTATATCTGGATATTTTTCTTTCATACGTGCACGAGTTAATGCTACATCAATCATAGCATACACGCACCCCAATACAATGTAGGAAATCATACCTGCCATAAATGCGGTATCAGCATCCAATCCTACGAAGTAACGCCAGAACGCCAAACAGGCAACAAGTGCAGTAAGACATACTGCAACAATTTTGGTGCCATTGTAAAATTGTTTTGCAAACTCAGTTGCAACTAGTTTATAAAAGTTATTACTCATTTTAGGTTTCCTTTCGTAAGTTGAGTAAGAGTTCTCCCATAACTGCTCCCGTATGTTTGCCTCACTGTGCTGTTCTTAATTAACTCCGAACAGTTCTTTATATTCTTTTTCTACTTTTGATTGATATGCCATGTAGTCTGTGTATGTTGCATTAGCATGGTGCTTTTCATGCATATCTGCTAAATCATCAAACATACGATAGAACTGGTCTTCCTGTGCTTTTGTTGCAGGCTTGACTTCCATGTACATGTCGCTATCAATGAAGTTCCAAATAATGCCGTTTTTATCCCAGTTTTCTGAACGAACAACTGCATTGTTAAACGCTTCTACTACTGCTAAATCGAACATCTAATGTCTCCTCTTGTCTACATATACAATATACTGTATCACGATGCTGATGTCAACAAAAAAACGCAAGAAAGTTTCCTGCGTTTTCAATGGGTTGTAATTTTTTTATTTTTTCATAAACCAACGTGGGTTGTTTTCACTCAATGCTTTTGCCATTTCATCTACCCATTTTTCAAACTCGTCTTTTTCATCATCAGTCATACCGTCTACAAAGTAATTGGTTGCATCTGTATAACATTTTTCGTCTGCAAAGTCGATAGGACAATCTGGACCTACTGGATCGATGTCGTCGATGTTTTTTCCTGATTGTACTTGTTCCCAAAAACGTTCATAATCCTCGTCTCCGGCTCCGTAAAAATCTAACACGATGTTGCGATAGTCATTTACGACTTTTTCAATTTTGTTTCG